GACGCTCAGGCCGAGGCGATGAAAGAGGCCATTCAGGAGATCGAGCACGAGCCCGTGCGGCGCAACTCCCGCGGTGATCTAGACCCGGCTGACGTCGCCTTGAAGCGCCTGAAGGCCGACAACCTCAAGTGGCTGGCGGCCAAGGTCGCGCCCAAGCGCTACGGAGACAAGCTGGAAGTGGATGCTCACGTCAAGCATGACGTAGTGGGCGAGCTGCGCGCTGCGCTGCAGTCCCGGAGCCGGCTGCCGCTGCGCGCCGAGGGCGGGGAGTGAAGCCGCCGCCTGAGGTAGTCGCGGACGTCACGCAGCGCAGCATCCTCATGCTCTGCGACGGTCGCGCGCGTGCGGGATGGGCGATTCTGGTAGTCGGGCCCAACCCGGCCGACTCCACGAGCTTCGAGGTGCACGACGTGTCGCCCGGGCAGGCCGTGCCGGTGCCGGCCGAGGCTGAGCTGGAAGTCCTGATGCCGGGGTTCATGCTCTCCGGGTTCGACAAACACTGGACAGTCTGGGCCCAGCAGGCGCCCGGGGATGCCGATTTCTCGGGCTGAGACCCGGACCCCTCGGCTGCGGCGCTGGACAAAGCATGGGCAAACCGCAGCTGGTCAGGGTTGTCCCGAAGCAGGTGGCCCTCAACCCGGTCGCCACAGCGGTGGCGCGCGACAACATGGTCCGGCTGGCGCGCGACGTGCGGCTCACGCTGTACGGGCTGCGCGACCGGCAGCGGGTGCCCGAGCTGGCGCAGGAAGTCGCGACGCTGCTGGCCGTGGCCATCCGGCTGCAGGAAGCGCGCGGCCGCACCGAGGGAATACCCGTAATGGCGGGCGCCATGTCCGCACTGACGCAGTGCGCGGAGCGAGGCTTCGAGTGGCGCACGCGCGACGCTGTGGCCGTGGAGCTGGCCGTGGACCTCGCCACCAAGATCGCCACGACGGCCGCGCCGCGGGAGGTCCGGGACGCATGGGCGCACGTCCGCGCTCTGGGCGGGTAGACTGCGCCATGCAGAGCCGCAACAAGCCCGCCATGACCGCGCAGGAGCGCCGGCACGTCGCCCGCATCAAGCTGCTGCCGTGCGGCGTCTGCGGCGCCGGCGGCGGCGAGTCGGCCCCGTCTGAGGCGCACGAGCTGGAGCAGGGCCAGTGGTTCACCGCCATCCCCTTGTGCGCGGACTGCCACCGCGGTGCGCACAACGGCATCCACGGGCAGGCCCGCATCTGGGCCGTCCAGCGCCTGACCGAGCTGACCGTGTTGGGCGAGACCATTCGGAGGCTGACGTCATGAGCTGGTGCCGCATCGGGTCGCACAACTGGCGCTGCGACGTGTACGTTTACGAGGACAGCCGCGGCCGCTGGATCACGCAAGTCGCCGGCCGCCGGCATGTCGCGCCCCTGCCGGACCTCGTTGGCTCCAAGCTCACGACCGCACTCATCGGCTGGAGCGGGTGCCGCTGGACCGACGCCGGCACGCTCGCCTATGCCACCCGATGGCGAGGCTTCGTCGCCGGCTCGTGGTTCGGCTTCGTGTCGCTCTGGCAACGCTTCGTGCACACGGCCATGGTGCGCCTGATGCCGCGGCGCAAGATCGGGCTGCCCTTCGACGGGGCATACTTCGAGGATGAGACGCCGGCGGCGTGCGCGGACCGGCTGCAGTGGCTGGCCGCGATGGGCTACCGCGTGCCGGCCGACGTGATCGCCGCCCTGCGTCGGGAGGACCGATGAGGACGCGGTGGCTGAGCCGGTCGATTTGCGAGCCCGGCCCATACATGGATCGGCGAGACGACCCCGGGCGACGAACAGGAGGCGTATGCCATCCAGCACATCGCGCAGACGCTGATCGCCGAGATGGCGGAGCGACTGGCGTTGTCCACGACTGGCGAATGGAGCAGCTGACATGGGGGCGCTGACCGACGAGGAGAAGCGCAACCTCGCCGACCCGCACTGGCGCATCCGCCACCTGTACACGATCATCACCGATGATGGTGTCGAGATGCCATTCGTTCCGAATGACGAGCAGCTGCAGCTCGTCGAGAACCTTTGGACGCGCAATCTCGTGCTCAAGGCGCGTCAGCTCGGGTTGTGCGTGGACCCATCAACAAGGGTTCTCACGGCATCCCTTGAGTGGGTTCCCATCGGCAGCATCGAGCCCGGCGTCGAGGTCGTCGCCGTGGACGAGCACCCTCCCGGAGGGCGTGGCAAGTCACGGAGGATGAAGACTGCCACGGTGATGGCGGTGAACGTCATGCAGGCGCCACGGTTTCGCATCGCCTTCGACGATGGCCGTCACGTCATCTGCACGGATCGTCACCCGTGGCTGTCGAAGAAGGCTGGCGACATGGCCGAGTGGAGAAGCATCTGCGGCGCCGGCAACGAGGTCGTGGGGCGCCTGAAAGTGGGGACCAAGGTCAGGTGGATCGCAAAGCCTTGGGATGCCCCCACGGTTGAGGATGGGTGGTTCGGTGGGCTTCTGGACGGAGAGAGCTCCATGGCACTGCCCGCGCGCGCTGGAGCGGCCGTGTCTGTTTCCCAGAGGCCCGGCGTTGTCTGGGATCACATGGAGAAGTACGCCGCAGTTCGTGGATATACGGCGAGGATCGAGGGCGACGCCGCAGAGCGCCGCAGGAAGCACGGCAAGGTGCCCGTCCCGAAGCTGGCATTCACCCGGATGGACGAGATGTTCCGCCTCATTGGGCAGACCAGACCAAAGCGATTCATCGGCCGGCGATGGTGGGAAGGCAGGGAGCTTCCGGGCAAGCGCAACGGCGATGTTGGGTGGTCCGCCATTGTGAGCATCGAGCCGATTGGAGTAGGCGATGTCGTGGACATGCAGACCAGCGCGGGCACCTACATCGCCGAAGGATTTGTGTCGCACAACACGACTCTGATCGCCGCACTGGGTCTGGATCAGTGCCTGTTCAACGAAAACTTCTGCGCCGTTGTCATTGCCGACACACTGCCCAACGCGGAGAAGATTTTCCGCAACAAGGTCAAGCGGGTCTATGACAACCTGCCGCTGCTGGTGCGCCAGTTCTGCCCCCTTGAGCGCGAGACCGCCAGCGAGCTGATCTTCGCCAACGGGTCGAGCATCAGCGTCACAACCTCCGCGCGCTCGGGCACGGTAAACTTCCTGCACGTGTCCGAGATGGGCAAGATCGCCCGCAAGTACCCGGAGAAGGCGCGCGAGATCGTCACCGGCTCGTTCGAGGCCGTGCCCAAGGATGGAATCATCATCGTCGAGAGCACAGCCGAGGGCAGCAGCGGCTGGTTCTACGATGCCTGCATCGAGGCGCACAAGCGGCAGAAGCAGGGCTCTCGCCAGACTGCGTTGGACTGGCGACTGCACTTCTTCCCGTGGTGGAAGGCCGAGAAGTACGCTCTCGACACGTCTGGCGTTGTGATCCGCGACTCGGAGCACCGCTACTTCGACCGACTGCTGATCGACAAGGGTATCAAGCTGTCCACGGCGCAGAAGGCGTGGTGGGTCAAGAAAGCAGCCACCCTCGGCGATGACATGAAGCGGGAGTACCCCGCGACCGTCGAGGAGGCGTTCGAGCAGTCCACCGACGGCCTGATCTACGGCAAGCAGATGATGCTGCTGCGCGAGCTGGGCCGCATCGGCAAGGTGCCGGTCCACACCAGCTACGTGGTCAACACGTTCTGGGACTTGGGCGTCAACGACATAAACGCGATCTGGTTGCATCAGCGCGTCGGCGCGATGAACCGCTTTGTCAAGTACATCTGGGCCAGCAACGAGGGCATCGCGTACTACTGGGCGGAGCTTGAGAAGTTCCGCCAGCAGCACGACTTTCGTTGGGGCGAGCACTGGCTGCCTCACGATGGCGACGCTCGCATCCAAGGCCACGAGGTCACCACGAGGAAGCAGATTCTCGAAGAGTGCGGCGCCCGGAACGTCGAGATCGTCCCGCGAACTCCCGACCTTCGCACGGCCATCGACCTCGTGAAGCGAGTCCTGCCCGAGTGCGAATTCGACGCGGACGGATGCGCTGACGGCATCAAGGCACTGGACAACTACTGCCGGGAGTGGGATGACGCCCGGCAGACGTGGGCGTCACACCCGCGGCACGACTGGGCGTCCAACGGCGCGGATGCATTCCGGCAGTTCGCGCAGCGGTACAACCCGCCCAGCGTGAATGTGACAGTGGAGGCGCCGACTTTCTACGGCGGTCGCGCCGGTTACTGACGTGTATGCAGATTGAGTCACATGGTGCCGGTCTAGAGAATGCGGCGGAGCCGCCGACTGGGCCGCTCGTCCCGTCACGACCCTGCCCTTTGGGCGTCACGCATGCAAGAGATCAACGAGACGGCGGACGGCGAAGCCAATTTCGACGACGCCTATGACGAGGCCATCCGCCAAGAAGAGCAGGCGGAGCAAGAGGCGGTCAACGTCGCGAACTCCCTCGGCCAGAGCCTGCTGAGCGAGTTCAACCGGCGCAAGTCTGAGCGCAGCGAGATCGAGCAGCGCTGGCTGCGCGACATCCGGCAGTACAACGGCCAGTACGAGCCCGAGTTCGAGAACTACCTCAAGGAGCGCAAGACCGCCTGCAAGGTCTTCGTGCCCCTGACGCGCCGCATCTGCAACATCGTCGAGGCGCGCCTCGGCGACCTGCTGTTCCCGACCGATGACCGCAACTTCGTCATCGAGGCGTCGCCCCTGCCCGAGCTGTCGGAGGCCAGTGCAGAGCTGAAGAAGGTAGACCCGTCGCAGCCTATCATCGTCGATGGGATGCCGGTTCAGCCGACAGCGGTCAGCAGCGCCATCGCCGAGCAGATCGACGAGGCCAAGCGTCGGGCCGCAGCGATGCAGCGGCTGATCGACGACCAGCTGTCCGAAAGCGACTGGCCGACGGAAGCTCGCAAGGTGATCCACGACGCCATCAAGATCGGCACCGGCGTGGTCAAGGGCCCGTTCGTGCTCACCAAGACCAAGAAGCGGTGGACGGTTGCCGGGGGTGTGCCGACCCTCATCATCGAGTCCGGTGAGCGCGCCGCGATCAAGCGCGTGGACCCGTGGAACTTCTACCCTTCCTTGTCGGCGGGGTGCGTCGAGGAGAGCGAGGACTTCTTCGAGCGGCATCCGATGAACAAGCTCCAGCTCATGGAGCTAGCAAGGCAGCCCGGGTTCAGCGAGGAAGCCATCGTCCGCGTGCTTCAGGCCGGCGGCCGGCAGTACCGCGATGCGAACGTCGATGCGCAGCGCGAGTCGGCCGGCACCGTCGGCGTGCAGGACAACCGCTTCAACGTCATCGAGTACAACGGGCCGGTCGATGCCGAAGACCTGCGCGCAGCCGGGGTGCAGATCGAAGACAGCGAGATGCTGGTCTTCAACGCCATCGTCTGGTTCAGCGAGTTCACCGGCGATGTTTTGAAGGCAGTGATCAGCCCGATGTCGGCGGGCAACGTGATGTACTCCGTCTTCAACTGGCAGCCCGACAGCGCCAGCATCTTCGGCTACGGTGTCCCGCACGAGATCAGGGACTTGCAGGAGTCGTGCAACAGCAGCTTCCGTGCGGCCCACGACAACATGGCGCTCACCGTCGGGCCTCAGGTGGTGGTCAACACCAAGCGCATCAAGCCAGTCAACGGTTCGATGGCCGTGGAGCCGTTCAAGGTGTGGGACTTGAACGACTCCTCGACGCCGGTGCAAAACGTCTTCGGGTTCTTCCAAGTGGACTCGAAGATGCAGGAGCTGATGGCGCTGTTCAACATGAGCAAGCAGCTTGCCGAGGAGATCGGCGGCCCGATGCTCGCCATGCAGGGGCAGGAAGCGCCCAGCTACATGCAGACCGCCAAGGGCATGAGCATCGCGTACAACGCGGCCAACATCTGGATGCGCCGCGCTGTGAAGCTCTGGGACGATCAGGTCACGGTCCCTCGTGTGCGTGCCTTCGTGGATTGGAACATGGAGTATCACCCGGACGACTCCGTGAAGGGTGATGCGAATGTCGTGCCCCGTGGAACGTCGGCGCTTCTGGAAGCAGAGGGGCAGGTGGATCGCCTGCAACTTCTGTCACAGGCCTCGGCGGCCGCCGGCATACCGCCGCGCAAGATGGTCAACCAGCTCCGCCAGATGGCGCTGGCGATGCGACTCGACCCGGACGAGCTTCTGCCGTCCGACGAAGAGGTCGAGGAGATGCTGGCGAACCAGAAGCCGCCGCCGGACCCGGAAATCGAGCGCATCCGCGTCCGCGATGCAGAGCTGGCCGACAACAAGGAAGAGCGGGCCTTCCGCATGCGGCTCGCGCAGGAGAACAACCAGATTCGGCTGGTCGAGATCGCATCGCGCGAGAACCTCACCATGGAGCAGGTCCGGGCGAAGTACGGGATCGAGATGGAGCGCATTTCGCGGGACGCGGAGCTTGAGAAGATGCGGCAGGAGAACGAGAACCGCCGCCTCAACGCAGAGCTTGTCACCAAGGCGCAGCATGGGAGCGGCATCTGATGTCAGCGATCCTGCCCATCGACGCGACATCAGGGCAGTGGCGCGCCGTCGTTTCGTACATCGAGGCCCGCATCGAGGAGCTGAAGGATGTCTGCTGCAGCACAGCAAGCGCCGACGAGCAGCGGCGCGCGGCGGCACACCGCATCGAGGAGCTGAGGGAGCTGCTTTCCGCCCCTGAAAGGACCAAGCAGATGACAGAGCACCGCCTGCAGCATCAACCAGTCGAGGTCTACTGATGCCCACTCCGCCCTTGGACGCGCCGCAGCAAGGCGTGCTCACCCCGACGCTGAGCCCCATGCCAGCCCAGACGACGGGCGGGCGTGCGACGCAGAGCGAGTCGGCCGGTTTCGACTTCGGAGCAGCAGCCGGCCCTATGCAGGGTCCGACGAGCTACCAGCCCAGCAACAACGCACTCGTGAGCGAGCGCCTGAACACGCTTCTGGCGAAGGACAGTCCGTACATCCAAGCAGCGAAGACGCGTGCGCTGCAGCAGGCCAACCGCGCCGGGCTGGCGAACTCGTCGATGGCGGCTGGGGCAGGAGTCCTGTCGGCAATCAACTCCGCCATGCCCATCGCACAACAGGACGCGAGTACGTTCTTCACGGCCGAGCGCGACAACAACCAGACGACCAACGCCTTCGCGCGGGACGCCAATCAGTTCGGGCGCGAGAACGCGCAGCTGCAGTTCCGCGGCATCCTCGACCGCGAGGCGCAGGGCCGTGATCAGGCATTCCGCCGCGACGAGCGGCTTGGTGCTCAGGAGTTCCAAAGCCAAGAGGCGGCGGCGGACCGCGGGTGGCGCACTAGCGAGCGCACGTCGCAGAACGAGTTTGTCGCTTCGCAAGCCGCGCTGGACCGAGAGCAGCAGCTTCGCGTCCAGCAACTGCAAGAAGCCGGCATGGACCGTCGGCAAGCCGAGCAGATTGCCGCGCAGGAGCGGTCTCAGCGCTCCGATCAGGAGTTCAGGTCCGCCGAGGCCACCATCGCCTTCAGCCGGGAGCTGGAGCGCATGGGCTTTGCCAACAACTTGGAGCGCGCGAACATCCCCGTGAGGATGGCCACCAGCTTCGCGAGCGCGTTGCAGGCGCAGGTCGCCGAAATCATGGGCAACGCGGAACTGACGCCGGAGGCCAAGCAGAACGCCATCGCCAATCTCGTCGGCTACGCCAACGCGCAGATGTCGTGGCTGGAGCGCGCTTTCGGCGTGACTCAGGCGCGCTTCTCGCCGCTCGACGAGGCCAATCCTGCGCCCGCGTGGCTGCCGCCTCCTCCTCCGCCTCCTCCGCCTCCTCCGCCTCCTCCGCCCCCGCCTCCTCCTCCGGCTCCGGCGCCATGGTGGGAGAGGCCGCCGCTGCCGGAGAGGAACTGGTACTGGGAGTCGACCTGATCGCCGAGTCGCTGTGGTACTGATGGCAACTCATCGGCCGGCAAGGCGCACGGACATACAAGCGATTGCAGACATGGCAGCGAAGGTGATCGTTGAGGAGGCCGGGGTGTCCGTGTCCATGAACGAACTGCGGGCGAACATCGCCGCATGCATTGGTCCGCCGGCGCACTTCGCGTGGGTGGCCGAGCAGGATGGCGCCGTGTGTGCGGCCGTGATCGCCCACACGGCGCGGCTGCCATGGTCTGCGAAGCAAAGCGCGGACATCGCGATGTTGTGCTCCAAGGCGCCGGGCGAGGGCATGCGTCTGCTGTCGAAGGCGATGAAGTGGATTTACGAGAGGCCCGTCATCAAGACGGCGTGTATCGAGTTGCTGTCCCCCGACGAAAGGCTGAAGCGAGTTCTTCGGCGGATGGGGTTCGCAAGGGAAACGACCAACATGGTCTGGGTGAGGTAACGACATGGGTCTGTTCCGTGGTGTGCGCAACATCCTGAAGACGACGGGGCGCGCCGTGACCAAGGTGGTCAAGGGCGCGCTGAGCGCAGTCCGCAAGGTCGGCAAAGAGGTCAAGAGGTTCGCCAAGAGCAAGGTGGGCCGGGCCATCCTGATAGCGGCGGCGATCTACTTCGGCGTGCCGATGCTGGCCGGGGCGTTCAGCGGCGCCGCGGCGGGCGCTGCTGCCGGCTCGGGCTTCTGGGGCACGGTGGGGGGCGCAGTGTCTGGCGCCGGCTCTGGCGCCATGGCGGGGCTGTCTCAGGCGTGGGCCGGCTTGCAGGCGGCAGGCGGCGCCGTAGCCGCTGGGGAGTTCACAAAGGCGGGCTCGGCTCTCGCCACAGGCTTCAGCCCGAGCACGGCGGCGGCGTCTGGGGCTTCCGCGGCGGCGGGCGCGGCAGTTCCGGCCGCCGCGACCGGGGCGACCTACGTCTCGCCGGAGATCGCCGGCATGGCGACGCAGACAGGGCTCGGTGGCGGCGCTCCCGTGGCGACCTACGTCTCGCCAGAGATTGCCAACATGTCGGCGCAGACAGGGCTCGGTGGCACCAGCACGATCACGGGCGGCAGTGGCCTGAAGATCGGCACGGTGTCGTCCGCCCCTGCAGTTGCTTCGGCCCCTGCTGCCGGGAGCGGCGGCGGCATCCTTTCCAATCCGCTGGTGCAGGCGGCGGTCATTCAGGGGGTGTCTTCGACCATCAACAGCGTCGGTCAAGCGAAGGCAGCCGAGGAGCAGCGCGAGTACGATGAAGAGCAGCGCCAGAGGGACCGCGAGCGCCGGAACCGGAACATGGGGGTGCTCTTCGACTACGGGCGGTACGTGCCATCCGTCAGGGGGTGATCATGGAAGGTGTGCTGGGCTCCTCGGAGCCGGAATACAGCGAGCAGACCGACGCGGCGGTGCAGTCCGCCCTGTCCAAGCTGCGGGCGATGCTCTACGAAGGCGACGTCGCCGACGGTCTGGCCGAGGCGGTCTTGGCTGCGCCCACACCGGTGGAGGGCGTCGTCGATCAGGCCATCGCGCTGCTGGGTGTCGCGGAGGAGTCCTTCGGCGACTCCATCCCAGACGAGGGGTTTCTCTTCTTCGGCATCGGCCTGATGGGCGAGGTGGTCGAAATCGCGCAGGCCGGCGGCGTAGAGCTGTCGGGCCGCGACATCGCGGACGCGGTGCGAGAGTTCCTCCTGCAGACGGTCCGCGAGCTGGGCGGCGATACCACTCAGGTGGAGGAGGCGATGCAGGCAATCTCGCCAGATGACGTGGCCGCCGAGCTTGACGCGGGGGCGCCATGAAGCTCGCGGGCGCGTTCTTGAAGGGGCTCGGCGATGCCGGGTCGGTATTTGCCCGCGGCATCCTCGATGCAGAAGCGGAGCGCAGGCGCTCCGAAGAGCGTCGCTTGGAGCGTGAAGACAGGCTCGCGGCACAGCGCGAGCTGATGCGCGAGCGCGCGGAGCTTCTTGCGTTGAGGGCGGGAGGCGCCGGAGGTGAGCGCCGGTCTGGCGGCGTCTTGATGGACCCGGAATCCGAGAACGAATACCTCGCCTTGGCAACTGGCATGAGCCAGCCGGAGCTGGCGCGATTCAGGGAGGCGGAGCGCACAGGGAACTACGACCAGTACGCCGTCAAGGGCACCGTCATGGATGACGAGTACGGGGAGCAGGCGTTCTCGGCTCTCCCGCCCGGCTTCGAGGAGTTCAAGAAGAGCAAGCGCGCCGAGCTTGCCAAGGCCATGGAGACCAGTCGCTTCACGGACGACATCGACAAGATCGCCAAAGGCCGCCAGACGGACGTCGAGACCGGGCTGATGGGCAAAGCCGCGAGAGGTGATCGCGGCGCCCAAGAGGCGATTCTTGTCTCCAAGGGCAAAGACCCGCTGGAGACGGTGGCCCGGGCCGGCAGGCAAGAAGCGGCAGCGGACAAGGACAAGCGCACCGACCCCAACCTGCGACGCCCCGCCAGCGGTGGGCCGCGACCGGCCCAGACGCAAGAGAAGCTCACCGCCCAACTCGACAACCTCCGCTTGCTGCTGAAGCACGAAGAGGACAAGGGGTTCCGCGGCAACAAGGCGTTGATCGCGCGCTACCAGCAAGAGATCGCGGACGTGGTTGAGCAGCTCCGCTCTGTCCGTCAGGGCAGGGCGGCCGCGCCTCAGAGTCCGGCGCCAGCCGCGAGCCCGGCGCGGCCTACGGGCGCAGCGCCGAAGGTTGATGTCGAGGCGCTTCGAGCGCGCGCACGGGCAGCCATCGCTGAGGGCAAGAGCCGCGCCGCTGTCGAGCGGCGGTTCAAAGAACTGACCGGCGAAAACCTCTGATGTCCCTGAACTACGACCCGTTTGCCGACCTGCCAAGCGAAGAGTTCGCTGACGATCCGTTTGCCGACCTTCCCATGGAGAGGCGGCGCGGAGGCGTGCGCTCGGAGTTCCGTCCGTTCGTCGCGGGCAGTCCGCCGCCGAGTCAAGCCGACGTGCGACGGACGGAGCCCGTCGAAAAACCAGCGCCGCGCCCGTTCAGGGACAAGCGCGAGGCCATCGATGACGCGGTGGATCGCATCGAGCTTGGCCAGCCGGCCGAGGACGTGTTCAAGGCGTTCGCCCAAATCGGCGTCTCTCGCGAGGAGATCATCCGCCGCGGCTCCGAGCTTGGCGGGCCGGCGTTCGCGCCCCAGCGGCCGGCGCGTGAGCGCAGCGCGGAAGAGCAGGCGTTCTACGCCAAGATGCCGCAAGGCGAGATCAAGAACCTGCGCCGTCAAGGCGGCGGTGTTCTCAGCGGCGTGGGTGACGTGGCCGCCACCGGCGCGCAAGGTGTCGTCACCGGCTTCAAGATGCTGGCCGACGCCTTCGGTGCGGACAACACAGTGTCGGCCGCCCTTGCCAAGGCGGACCGCTACATCGACGCTCTCCGCAGCGTTGCAGCGACGCAAGACGACGAGCGCATCGCAGAGATTCTCGCCGATGCCGATGGCAAGGGAGCGTGGGCTCAGATCGCTGCGGGTGTGAAAGCTGCCGGCGTCGCGCCCGCGCCGCTGATCGCCAAAGGGATCGGGACGTCCGTCCCGACCATCCTCGCGATGCTGCTTCCGGGCGTGCGCGAGAGCTTCGTTGCCAGCCTCGCGACTGGCGCGGCGGTTGGTGTGGCTCAAGGCGCCGGGTCTGCGAAGTCGTCCATCAAGCAGGAAGTCGTCGATGAGCTGCTGAAGGCCGGCTACACCAAGATAGAGGCTCAAGAGCGCGGCGAGCTGGCCCAGCGCTACCTTGGCAAGAACGCCGACAGCATCGCCCTGCAAGCGGCCCTCGGGGCGGCCAGCGTTCTTGGTGTCGAGCGCGTCGGTGCCGGGGCGCTGAAACGGCTTCTCGCCAAGGGATCGGCCAAGGAAGGGATGGAGCTGCTGGTTCGAGACGGGCTCCTGAAGCGCGCCGGGAAGACGGCCCTCGAAGAGGCTCCGGTTGAGTTCCTCCAAGAGGCTGGCGAGCAGGTTGCGGGGAACGTCGCCGTCCAGCGAGAGGGGATTGAGCGCGGCACGTTCGACGGCGCTTTCGCGGCGGGAACGATGGGTGCGCTTGCCGGCGCCGGAGCCGGCGGCGTGGTCGGGGCGGCCGCCGGGCCGCTGCGGGTTGACAACAGCAAGGAGGCTCAGTTCGCCCGGGCGCTGGCGCTGGACGCTTCTGACCGCTGGCAGGACTACACGCAAAACCAGCGAGAGGCCGACGTTCGAGGCTTTGCCCAGCGCGCGCTGTCGCCTTTCTCGATCCTCAACAGCCCGAACGCTGTTGACTCGCGTCTGCCCGTCCGCGTCGAGGACATGCCGAGCGAGCCCCTGACGCCAGAACAGGTTGATGCCATCGCCCAGCGCGGCCGTGCCGCACGCGCGCCCGAGGAGCCCCCGCCGGAGGCTCCTCCCGCCCCGGTGCCAGAGACGGCCGCCAAGGATGCCGCTGCCACCAGCGACGTGGCTGCCCCGCGGGCCGCCACCACGGCCCAGCAACAGCCCATCGGCGTGGCGGCTCTGCCCAACGGAAGCCTCGCTGAGCGAGCGCGTCAGGCGGTGAATCAACAGGCCGCGGCCGACGAGGCGCCCCCTGCCGCCCCGGCAGCATCACTGATCGAGTCTCTGCGCCAGCGGTATCAGAGCGAGCGCGACGAGATGATCGGCATGGCTCAGGCACTTGAGGATCAAGCAAGAAGCCTTCGCGTCGTCGGTTTGCCCTATCAGGCCGCGAAGCTGCAAGAGCGTGCACGCGGTCTCAGGCTCAGAGCGGAGCAGCTTCCGGACATGAGCGCCGCCAAGGAAGGGCCGGCGCTGCAGCAGTTCAACCGTCTGGCCGATGCCATCGAGCGCGTCATGGGCTCCCGGCCGGTCGCTTATGAGGACACCTCGCCCGGGGCGTCGGATGGGTTCTTTGATGACCGGGTTGGGCGCACGTTCGTCAACCTGAATTCGCCTGAGATGCCGGTGGTTGCGACCATCGTCCACGAGTTCAAGCATCTCATGCGCCGGCGTGCGGAGATGGGCGACCAGAACGCGCTGCGAGCCGAGAGGGCTCTGGACCGCGTGTGGGACATGATCTCCGACGAGGGGAAGAAGACCTACGCCGAGAAGTACCTGTTCAAGTCTGGCGCGACCATCGAGCAAGTGATGGCCGACCCGACGAAGATGGCGCTCCTGAAGGAGGAGATGCTTGCCGACTTCATGGGCAAGCGCGCCACGGACAAGCGCTTCATGCGGAAGCTGGCCAAGCGCGACCCGGAGACCTTCGGCGACTTCGTGCGCGAGTGGATCAAGGTCATCGACGGGCTCATCGACGCTCTGCGGGGCATGTACCGCACGGGGCGAGGGGGCGCGAAGGACTTGCTTGTCGAGCCTGACGGCGACGTGGCGCTCAAGGACGTTGACCAGTTCATCACCAAGCTCGAAGAGGCGAAGGCGGTTGCCGAGGAGGTGATGATCGAGTGGGCGCGCGCCAACCCGAAGCTGGCCCAAGAGCGGGATATTGACATCCAGCGCTTCGAGGGTGAGGGCGGCCGGCTGAACTCGCGGCGGTCAGCGCCTCGTTTCAGGGGCCGAATGTCGCTGGAGGAATTGAACTCCATGCAAGAGCCCGAGAAGCCGGGCTCGGAGCTGGGTGCGTTCAACGAGTTCAGAAGCGAGGGTTCGCAACCGTTGCCGGACGAGCGCGAACGGCAGCGTGAGATTGAGCGCGGCATTCTGCGTCAGATTCGCGAGCAAGAGCAGGAAGAGCGCGAGGAGATGTGGGGGCCGCCGCCGGTCATCGACGATCCGTTCGCAGATGCCGACGATCCCTCGATACCTATTGGCGAGGCATCAGAGCTTAGCGAGGCCGAGCGCCAGCAGATCATGCTGGAGCTTGAAGAGGAGCAGCAGCGCATTGGCGCTTTCGTCAGGCCCGCGCCGAAGCAAACGGTCCCGCTGGTGGACTTCAGCGCGGTGCCGGACGCAAAGATCAAGTCGGCCGGCATCATGGCCGAGACGGCCTTCCCCGATCTGCAGTTCGCCCCGGAGCCGAATGCCGGGGGATTCGATGCTGCGTCGGTGAGCGTTGGCGGGCGCCGGTACACCGTGATGTACCCGAGCGATGCGCTAGAAACCGGCACGGTGGTCCCAAGGGACATCGTGCGGGACGCGCTTGATGGAGAACGAACCCCGGGTCAGGTGATTGGCGCCCGGAGGCTGTCGATTGAGGCTGCCCGTCAGTGGAGCAAGCGCTTCATCGCCAGCGCAGAACTGTTCCGCAGGCGGTTCGACATCTTGAGCGCCGTCCCCTCTAATGCACGCAAGCGCGTCATCGCGAGCTGGAAGGCCATCGCCGCACTGCCAAAGGCCTTCGAGTTCAAGACGGACGTGAAGGCCAGAGGCAAGAACAACGCAGAGATAACCCAGAGCATCGCCGATCAACTGCTGGCCGGGACCAAGTGGCGAGCAGAAGCGTCGAGGACGACGTTTTACGGGGGCGACGGCGGTAGTCATGCCGATTCCGTTCGGGTTGGCATCTACAAGGACGGCGTGTACCAAGGAGCCGCGACTATCGAGTACAGGAAGCCCCGAGGAGCCGGGCGACCTCCGGTGGCGGTGATGCACACAGCGGGCTTCACGGCGGGCTCTGGTGCAGGCAAGCCGTTCTACCAGATCGCGTTCGCGCTGGCTGACGCGCGTGATGCCACGGTGGAAGCCGACTTTGACGGCCTTCTCGCAATCAACGCCTACCGACGCACCGAGCAGCAGGTTTCGGCAGCGCTGCGGTCAGGCAAGACGAAGAACGTGCAGCCCGGCTATGGGCAGCGCATCTACGGGTGGAGCCAGAAGCCCACCACGCAAGAGCAGCAGGACCGGAACATGGCGCGGCTGATGCTGGCCGCAGCCCGCAACGCGGCCGAGTTCTTCCCCGGCATTCGAGAACTGAACTACGACCTGAAGAGGGACAAGTTCACGTTTTCCGACGGAACATCGGCCGAGGCCGCGGTAGAGATTGCGCTGCGGCAGCCGGACGTCCGTAGCATGTCCATCAGCCGCTCGACGCTGGCGCGCGCAGCCATCACATTCGCGGCCATCGACGGTCGCCTGAACCTTGACGGCATCACCGAAGTGGCAAGCCCAGTGCTTTACAGCGCACGGGCTCAAAACAGCGATAATGTCGCAGGAGCAAACGATGACATCACATCTGATGAACAAGCCGGTGCGCAGCGACTTCGAGACGGAGGAAGAGTTCGAGGAGGCGCTGGGCTGGTGGATGACGCATCAGGGCCGGATTCTGGCTCTGCGCAGTCAGCAGGCGATGCGGGCTCAGGTCGAGCAGATCGAGGCTTGGGGTCGCAAGATGTTCGACCGACCTACGGAAAGCCAAGAGCCGGGGCAACCCGGGTAGTCGGCTACCACTACTCTCCGGGCGACAGGAATGTCCTGTCGTCCGCGATGTACGGTCGAGGGCTTCAGGGCGCCGAAGCCGAGCGCCTTGCAGCGGCGCCAGCGGTCCTGCGCCAGCGCATCTACTTCTACATCGACGCCGGGACGGGCATCAACCCGGAAGCTGGCGTCGGCGGAAGGGCGCATGACGTCGAGCTGACGAACATCTACGACGCGGACCAAGATGCACTGCGCATCGTGCGCGACTCGCGGGGCTTCACCGCCTTCGAGGAGGCAATCGTCCGGGCAGGCTTCGACGGCTACATGACCCGGAATGCCGGCCCGTCTGGCAACGTCGTCCTCCTCGGCCCGCACAGCGTCCCCGTAAGGGCCCTCGGCGGCGCTTCACGGATGCGCGGCGAGGTGGTGCCGCCGACGCAGCGCAAGCCTTCCCTGCTGGAGGGCTTGCTGGAGAACCGCGCGCTGCCGTCCGGCCAGCTCACAGGGCAGCGCTGGAAGAGCCTTTTGACCGCTCTTGCGCCCGACGTGGTGCGCCTGCACGGCACCAACCCCGCTTGGGACCAAGGCCCGCTCTACAAGGACGAGCTGGTTCGTGCCCTCAAAGAGGGCGCCATGGAGGAGCCGCTTCCCGGGCAACCCACAACCGTGGAGGTCGATGGGGTGATGCGGGTCTTCGCGCCGTTCCGTCCCGCACGGGAGGCCGCGCGCAGGTACGCAGAGCGGTCGGGCATCGCCTACACGCCGATGTCGTCGTGGGCGAAGCTGGACAAGGAGCGGGCGCGTCGGATCGCTCAGGCCTACGACGAGATGGAGCACAGGCCGAACGACCCCGAGGTCATCGCCTCGTATGAAGCGCTGGCGCAGGAAACGCTCGCCCAGTGGCGTGTCATCAAGGAGACTGGCCTCAAGGTCGAGTTCATCAGCGGGGCCGATCCATACGGCAACCCGCGCAACGCGGTCTTGGATGTCATCAACAACAACCACCTGTGGGTGTTCCCGACCAGCGATGGGTACGGGTCAAGCGGCGCTGAGGCATCGGACGACAACCCGATGCTTCGCCCGGTCCAAGAGGAACTCATCAGCGGCCGAGTGCCCGTGGTCAACGACATCTTCAGGATCGTCCACGACTACTTCGGGCACATCAAGGACGGCGCGGGCTTCCGCGCAGAGGGCGAGGAAAACGCTTGGCGCTCGCACTCGCTGATGTACTCCCCGCTTGCTAGAAGGGCGCTGACGGTTGAGACCCGCGGGCAGAACTCGTGGGTCAACTTCGGCCCTCACGCTGAGTTCAACAAGACGGCAAGTGGCGCAGACACGGTGTACGCAGAGCAGAAGCTCGGCTTGCTGCCGGAGTGGGTCAGCGAAGAAGGGCTGATGTTCAGTGCGCGCGCATCGCGTCACACGGTGGCAGGGGGCCGGGTACGTGCGACCATCGACGAGACGGTCGAGTGGGCTCAGAGTCAGTCCTCATGGAGGGACTGGTACACCCGTTACGAGCAGCAGCTCGACGAGATGTTCGGTCCCGACGCGGCGCTGTTCAAGGGTTTCCTCGCGGCGACGAGTCAGGCTACAACGGTCAAGGTGAATGTTGCGCTGGCCCTGAAGGCCTACACGCAGTTCTACAGCGGCCAGCCGTTCAGTGGATTCCTGCCGTCTGTCATCAAGAACCTGAACCGCTTGGTCGAAGGTGATAGCGTTGCGGGAGCCAAGATCAGTCAGTACGACAAAGCGGTCCGCGGCTCCGCCGAAGGCGCGCCCGTGGATCGCCACATCGCCCAGCTCATGTTCGGCGTGGACGTGCCGAACCAGCGGCAGATCGACGCCGCTCATCGACGCATACGCGCGGTCGCCGACCGCCTCGGGTGGGCGCCACGAGAGGTGCAGGCAGCGCTGTGGGCGTATAACCAAGTCCGCAAGGGCAAAGACCCCAACAAGGTGGAAAGCTATGACAACATCCTCCGCAACCGGTGGTCCGATGTCATCGAAGCCAGACGGCTCGCAGATGCCGCCCGAGCGGAGGGCAGAGGCATTCGACAACCTCGTGACCTTGCAGGAAGACGCCCTCGCGTTTCAGGAGTTCAGGCGGCAGCTCGAACGCGCGATGAGCGACAAGGCGCCCCCGTCCTCGCGGTCGCCCAAGAAAGCGTAGACCTCTGGCAAGAGCCGAGCGCCATCGGCAACAGCGGCGCCTTTGACCCTGCGGACCCCAACATCACGAGAAGCGCCCGTCAGTATGCCGAGTTGCCGGACGCGCCGGGCGACCGGTATAGTCGCTGGGGAGATCGCACTGTGTCGTTCGACGTTCGCTTGGCCGACACAG